ATTCTTATTATATCTCCTGTCAGAAGAAACTGAACGTAGCTTTTACTGTTGACAATAGTAGTGGGCCGTCCTAGAAGGGCATTTTTTACATCTATGGCTTTATTATAAGCTACCTCGCCGCCGAACTTATTGCCGCGAATAATTACTTGAACGGTTGGAGAGTCTCGGCGATAGGCAGGGTTTGCATCGAAGCCAGTTGTATTTCGGACTACGACACAGAAGTCAGGTGTTTCTGGAATCTCATCTACGAATAGATCAGTCCCTTCAGTTGCCACGCCGTCAAGTGCTAGTATCGCGGCGATGTCTTTTGCTGGGCTAGTTGACATTTCTATTACTCTTTATAAAGACTAATATCAGTTCAAGCATTGAAAGGATATTACTTAATCCTTAGAGACTTTGAGATTTCTCTCTTTAGCGTTTCTACTATATTCGGCATAGCTTCATGAAGTGGCTGTTCGAGGAACTTGTATTGAGTTCCCGGAGTTGTTGGCTTCTTGTAAGGCCCAATCTCATGAGCGAAAACGGCATGTGGAGCGGAGCCATCTTTGTTGTAACCCAAAGTAACAGAAGGGCCGGAAGTTGTTCTATTCGCTTCTATGAAGGCGCTCTTCTTAAGTGCTCCGGTCTCTACAGGGACTATTTCCAGAGACCGATTGAGGATGTCGTTACCTAGAGAAAGAAGAGCTTCCTCAGAAACTCCTTCAACGCTGTCTATCTTTACTTGAATCTGCTTCTCAAGTTTCTTCAAAGAAGCCTTGAGACGCTTTCCGCGGCGAAGGAAGGCAGCTGAAGTTTTGTCTACTTTCCCAGGCATTAGAGTTTCGCCTCTATTGTTTGAACGTCTGAATTCAAAAGAGAAGTATTTACAAGAACATCCATAACTTCCCAAGCATCTGTGACAGTTGTTGGATCATCTTCAGCACTTGCAGCGGAGCCAAGGAAGAGAAAATCTCCTATTGCTACCAATGATAGAAGAAAAACAGAAGCATTTGAGATAATCTCTCTTCCATTAACGTCTTTGATGAGTTCTATTTTATCTTCCCATAGGCCATTGATAGTATCCGGGCCGGACCAAGCCGGCTTTCCGTAGACATCCTCAGCTCCCTTAGTCCAGTGAGAGATAGTATGCGGGTAGTTTCTAGTTAGTAGGGACATATAGAAACTCATTGGAAAGTTGTTCGTTGAATTCCATATTCCTTTCAGCTAGGATATCTTCAATTCCCTCAAAGTTGCCGTTTGTTATATCTTCAAAGTAGACAACTCTTACGTCCGCGAAGAGATCTTTAAGGCGATTCAAGTAGTCATCGTAGACATCTATCCAGTCATTCCAAGAGTCAGGTGTAGAACAGCATTTCATAAAGCCTGTTCGAAGAAGGGAATTTATATGCGTTTCTCTTTCCCTCTTGACAATAACCACAGTAGCTTCCGGCCAAGCTCTTGACCAAATGAGACCGAAGAGAGGAAGTTTGGCACACTTGTAGAACCAGTCAGCGTTATCCCATACTCCTTCACTGGTCATTATCTCTTCTACTTCCTTTTTCAAAAGAAGCGGACTCTTCGAGTTAAGAGTCACATACTTGTCTTGCATGATCTCTTCCGGATATTTCCAGATAGTCTGAGCTAGAACATCTATACCTGCCGCTGCAAGACGGCGTTTTACTATCCCTTCCCGGATTTTTCTGTTCTCAAAGAAGCCATTCTTGTTGTCTTTTGTTGCACCTATTAGTTCCCCACCATAGAAGCCGTTGATAGAAAAGAGACCGGCAGTCATACTAGTCCCGCTCCTTGGTACGCCGGTAATGAAAACTGGTCTGTTATTCATCGTAAAGGGCCTCTATTAAGTCATGGCGGAAGGGGAAGAGATCAAGAGCACTTCCCGGAGTGGCGTTCTGAACTGAGATTCCTTCCTTCTCAAGTTCAACAGCCATAGTTGCTAGGTTCGGTATGAAGCTGCTTTTATATATGTCTTCTGGAACGGATTTCGTACGGAAGCATTCATTGTGATAGTTATGGCTTCCATCTACCATCCTCATATCGAAGCCGATAAGAATGATAGTCGTTGCTCCAAGAAGAAAGGCCAGATTGATAGCAGCGGTTCCACTATTGTTTCCGTTAGTGATACCTCCCGGTTTCCTCGTAAGTCCTTTACTTCCATTAGATGCAAGATAGAGAACATCTGGATCTTGTTGAAATTTATGATGACAAGAGACAAGATTACCTTTGAAGGTTTCTCTAAGTTCCTTCTTATGATGAACATACCATTCGTGATAGTCCATGAAGAAACAGTAGTGAGCATCAGGGAAGAGTCGATAGGAGTTATTAGCGACTATGATTCTTTTCCCACTGAGTTCGGCTACTTTCAACTTCTCAATAGAAGGCCCCCCACCTACTATGTAGACTTCCTTTCCTTGCCAGATTCTTGGTACTTGCCATTGCATCGAGTTATCCTCCGAAAACTCTAAATTCAGCAACGCTTTCTACACTGAGTTTAGCAAGAGTTTTACTCGAATCCAGAAGAAGTGCCATTTTCCCGAAACGAGTAGATTTAAGTCCATCCCCAGCTTTAACTTCCCAGGAGACTCTACTATCCCCAACTTGCTCGAAACGAGGAGTTCCTCTTTCTACAGTCATGGCGGCAAAGTGAGCAGAGACGAAAAGTTCTATGTCCTTCAACTGCGCCACAGTTAGAGAAGTTACGCTTCCTAGTGTCTCCGTCACGAAGCGATTACCTAGCTCAATATAAGGCGACAAGTCAGTAGGAGAAGGTAGAATCTCCTGTAGTTCTTCTTCTAGAATTCTGGCCATTTTCTTTCTCCTACTCTATATTCCCATGAACACGGAATTTGCTTCTTTCAGATCGCCAAGTTCCAGATGGAAGAACTACTTTTGCTTGGATTCTATAAGTTCCTTCTGAGTTCAAATCTGACGCGGCCGTTGTTATGTATTGAATTACTCCAGCAGTGGCATCTCCTACAACGGCGGCAGTCTTTGTCAGAATAGAATCATCGGCGCGGCGAAAGATGAGTTCCAGTGTAGTAGCTCCTGTCAAATCAACGGCGATTGGTGGATCTACGCTGTCGTCGACTAGAGAAATTTCAAAATTAGTTCCAATGTCGCCAATATGAATTTCTTCTGAAAGGGACATCTTTATAACTCCAAAGAGAAGACGGCTTTTTTAGTTATCGAAAGACTCTCAGATTTCTTTTGTGTTATACTAAGTGTTTCTTTCTTAGTACGACTCAATGCTTGAACTGATGTTAGGACAGTTGTGATATTCAAAGTAAATGATATTTTCTCAGCGCTCAAGAGTGAACCTCTTTGTGAAAGTTACTTTGAGGGTAAATGCTGTTCTACCAAAAACAAAAAATAACGGCCAATATAAATCAGGCCAATAAGAAGTAGTTGTTCTAGGCCAGTAGTTCCTAGGCCAGTATGAGAAGTCCATCTTAAGTCCCATCCTTAGTTACTTCTGCTCTATCACCGACAGATGTCACAGTTGCCGTTATTCTATCTTTTGTATCCGCATCATCACGGAAGGTGATACTTGTAGTTCCACCACCAGAGGACTTTCCAAGAGCAGCCGCTTTTAATAGTCGAATATATTCAACGGCACTATTTGCTCCTTCAACTAAATAAGCCCAAACATCAGAAGGAGTATCTTCTACATTCCTTACTGGAACGTCAATAAAAGACATGACTTCTTCCCACTCTTCCCCGGCTGCATCTTTGGCCCAAACAACAACTTTGTCCCCGTTCATCTCAGTCGAAGATAGTTGAATTCGGACTAGGATAGAACCTGCTGGTGCCACAGTTGGGAGTGTTGCTAAATTATTGAACGAGCCATTGTCAATGCTTACTTTGAAGTCTCCTGCTGCTATAGTTGGATTTGCCTTAAAGTTAGCAGGGCTGGCAGAATCTGACAGCGACAAGGAAAAATCATAGGCAACTCCTTTCTTAGGTGTTGTCACTTAGTTGTTCTCTTCAATCTTTGGTTGTTTGACGGCAGCATTCATTAGTTGAAATATTTGTTGGTTTACCTCTTGCAACTCCCGTTGCATTATTTCCAGTTTAGTCATCAATCTTCCCTTTTGTTCGTATAACTGAGATAACGCCGACATTTTGTTGTCACTCATGGTATCTCCATTTGTTGGACTTTTATTAATCTGCTTTAGTTGTGAATATCAGTTATCTGCCTTTGCAATTCTTGCACGTACGCAACTAAGGGTGCTATTATTTCTGTATAGGCTAAGGACTTTGTTCCATCTTCGACAGTAGAGACTATATCAGATATTTGAATCTCCTCTACTTCCTGCGCAATAAATCCCATACTTTTTTTACCTGGAGAATCTTTGTGTTCAAAAGTAACGGGTTTAAGCTTATTTATAAATGATATTGCCTCGTTATTAAGATATTCAATGTTTTGTTTAAGATTTCTATCTGAACCAACTGACCATGCATGAGACGTTCTATTTAATGCACTTGTAAGCTGAATCCATCTAGCTCTATTGAAGTTGTATAATGTTGTGTTATTTCCATCGAGGATAAACCGTTCATAGTTGTTGGCTGTTATTCTTACATCACCGTCTACATAGTCATTAAAAATAAATAATCCGTGTCTATTGGAAGAACTACCAAAACCTATCCATGCTTTTCTAGTAGAACCTTCTTCGTAGAAATCAATAATTGTGGCAGTATCAGCAGCACCTTGTTTTATTCTAAGACCTACAGAGGCATTAGTACCTACACCTACAGCAGTGATGCCAACTCCACCAACAGGAATTACCACAGAAATCTTCCCAGTTATATCAACATCCCCAACTATTGCCATTCCGTCATTATCTTGTTTCATAAATTTTGACATATCTGGCGAGTACATAAGGGTATTTGTGGTAGATATACTCAGCCTTGGACTAACGTTGTGATTCAGATATATGCCTCCATCTCCAACTGACATATAAGAGCCCCCATCTTGTGAGAGCATTCTGGAAGAACCAGCATCGGCTAAAATTCTTGTTCTAGTACCATCGTTAACATTAAACACACCATTCACATAGACGGCTGTATTGTCTATCGTTATATTTTTCTGACCATCAGGAGATACCATAGACGAGGCAATACTACTAATGAACATTCTAGCAAGTGTATCGTCCATTACTTCATATCTATCATTATAACAAGCAGACCACCAAGTATCATTAGGTGAAGCCATTACTGACTTTGAAGAATTGGACATAAATCTATCTACACCGTCGTTGATTTCAAAAGAACTAGCACCAAATTTCATATAAATAGGCGTAACGCCTACTCCTCTAAGTCTAGTTTGTGTTGCATCAATCTCAAGTCTGCTTTCTCCTAAACTGTTGGTATGTATTAATGATGTATTTGTAATGGTAAGAGTAGACAAAGTATCTGGAGATATTATTTTATCTGAACCTGACTCGGCATGAGTATGGTCTATTGTTGAAATTTCAATAGTATCATATGTTGCTCCTGTATTAGAGACAACAATACTGTGCTGCCCATTTGGACTTATTAATCCAGTTAACGCACTGTTTATCCAAAGTCTGTCAACCGCACCATCATTATATCTAAGGTCTACATCATTTATAATTAAATCTTTTATTGTATCTGGAGAGAGTATAGATGAATGAGTATGACTTAACAATGAATAAAGTCCAGCGTGGTCACCCCAACTATAAGCAGTATTCCAGTTTGGGCTTATATCATTCACAGTTACAATCTCTACCATGTTATAAAGAAGACCATCGTTACCGACTATCAATGTTTCTGAACCATCTGGACTAACAAGCATAGAACCAGATGCGTTTACCTCTAACCTATTCCTTGTTCCGTCGTTATAAGTAAGAGCACCGTCTGAAATATATACTTTCTCTTGCCCGTTGGGCGACCTTAAACTTGACTCAGCTGCATCAATTAAAAACCTTGTATATAATCCATCTTGATACAATAGGTTAGTATCTGAAAGTTCTAGAGTTCTATCTTCATTTGGAGAAATTAATTGTTGTACATCACCGGCTCCTAATCCAGTTAAATTACTTCCATCTAAAACTGGTAATACTCCTAAAGGTGCTTTAACAATATCCTCATCTGCCGCTTCATAATCATGTGGAGTTTGTGAATGATCGTAGGCAATCAGACCCCGGTCTCCGCGATAAGCGGTTGCGTTTGTTGTTCCTAGAACTAAAGTAGGGGATATTTCCACGTAACTTCCTGGAGTCCCAGTATACCTATAGACCTTGTTGTCATCCGTTGTAACGTAGACTTTGTTGGCTTCCTGTGGGTCGACTGTTTGTAAAGCTACCAAAGAAGCGTACTCATCTATAGCATCCACGTAAGATGGTAGCTGAGAAGTTGGTACTATTCCGCTTGCGTTTAATTCTGCTATGCCATTTACAGCCCCTTTATGAGTGCTCATTTGTACTATGGCGCCACTGTAAAATACTCCCGCATTTCCAATGTTTAGATTCCCGCCATCAGGACTGTAGATATTAGTGTAATTTGCGTCTACTTTAATTCTAAGGTTCCCACCTTGGTTAAGTTCTATGTTTGAATTTGTAACTTTAACTTGACTTGTAAGGTTTGGAGAATACAATATTGTGTTTAAGTTATCAACCCATACTCTATCCTTCCCGTTTGCCCGTAACGCTACCGATGCCTGCTTTACCCATAAGCCTCTATCATAATCGGATGATCTTAAATATGATGTACTACTACCTATAACAAGCCGCAAACTACCACCTATAACAATAGCGCTATTAGAGTTGTTTGTCCTAAAGCGGTTGTCGCCATCTGGAGATTGTATTTTTGCTTCAGATGCATCAATAACAAGTCTATTTATTATCCCGTCGTTATACTTTAGGCTGGTATCAGTTATTACAAGATCATCACCTGCAGCTGATTCTATTCTATCAGAAACGGCAACAGATGACATTCCAATATCATCCCAGAGAGCTGAGTTGCTTTCAAATGTTCCTGTCTGTTCTCCTGTTGTATTGCAGATGTAGATCTTTCTATCCTTGATGAAGTAATCATTGGCATCCCAGTCATCACCACTTATCCAAGGTTTTGTCTGCAATAAACTCTCTTCTCGTATAAAAGATATATCTGCTGCAAACCAAGGAGAGGTGTTTGTTGTATCTAGTTTGAGTGAGAAATCAGCGTCGCTCTCGTATTGAATGAAATAAGTAGCACCGTCGAGATAGTCAACATACCCATTTAACTCTACCGAGATTTCAGTAGATGCCACAAATTGACTTGCTGGGTATGTTTGGTCGAATATAACGCATCCAGTATTGTCTGATCCCTCGAAGATACAAACTCTTACAGGCTGAGTCGCTGCAGTTACGTCTGTTTGATAGTAGACTTTCTTCGATAAGACACAGCCGACAGATGTGAAGATATAGCCGAATAAAGTTCCCGTAAAACTACCTGAATTGTCGGGTTGAACTACTAAACGCTCAAAGTAAGAGTATGCGTGCAAGGCTGTAGTGTCTGAATGACTAATGCCGTCTTGGAATCCACACTGAGGATATAGATTCAAACGCCCATATGCGTCTTTGGTAAGTAAATGATTCCCAGCGACAGATAGTGCTAGATTTCTACCAATCCATATCGACTGTGCCCCAGCCATGATAGATGTGGGCTGCCAAAGACCGGAAGTAAATTTTTCAATGATCGGGTTTCCCATTTGAGAATCTACCGAGAGTCTGAGGCTTCCTTCTTCCATGCTGCCAGCCAGATAAACGGCTTTGCCAGGATTGTGGACGCCGACGTTGATTCCACTTGGTCTTTGAATGGATACAGACATTGCTTGGCTCGGTTAATGAGTTTTTTCTTCTTTTAAGCCAGTAAAGTTTTTAATAGCTTAAAAGAAGAGGGGAGTCTTCTAAGCAACTCCCCTTTCTTTCTCTTCCTACGCAATAGTTCCGTGAAGGATACCAGTTTGGCTCTCCGAATCTGCTTTCAGCCGCGGGATCATGATAGCCATGATCTTGTAATGGGTCTTAAGTCCACCCATTGTTTGCCACTGAAGGAGACGCGGCGCGAAGCCGTTGAGGATATCTACAACAGTTCTGTCCATCTCAACCATGATCATGTTATTAGCGGCAAGGTTGTCGCTGACTTTGATCTCAGTGATGGAAGGAATCTCCAGAAGCCGCTGAAGAGTTGACTTGTCGCTACCAGCCTTGAAGTCATTGAGGAGATTGAGGTACCAAGCATTCGTCACGTACATGACGAACGGGCCGAAATGCTTCTTGGCATTGATGAGACCAATCGCTACGAGGGTTTCATCAAGGATGGTTTCTCCGGTAGTTGCCGTAAGACCCCAGTCCGTGAGGTTTGTTTTGGTAATCCTATCCGCGAAGGTAGTGTAGCCAGTAACGGTAGCACCGCCGAATTTAATCGTGGAGATACCATTGACTACAATGTCTTCTAGCTTCTGAACGACCTTGAGAGTTGCTTGCGCCAGCATGGTAGTGTCGAGAGGCTGACCGAGTTTTCGGCTTGCTTCAAGAAAACGGAGATTCAAGAACCAGTCTTCGTGAACAATCGGCAACGGAAGAGTCTGGAGGTTGAAGTCGACTCTTGCGTTGTCAGCAGGAGTTTCGGCATCCATGGACACTTGCGCGTCCGGCATATCAGAGACCGTTTCCCACTGGAAGACAGTTGTTCCCATTGCGTTCGGGATGTTAAGAACGAGGCCGCGAGACAGGAGGTCTGCTACTACGTTCAGCCTTTGCTGTGCGACTTCTACTAGAACTGTATCGAAACCTTTCCACTCGTCCTTACGGAGAGTATCAAGGCCGCGGAAACGTGGGCTTCTGATGTTGAGTCCCTGCAACTCACTTGCAATCGACCCAAGTTCAGCACCTTGCATCATAAATTCGACTGCCATGGTTTTCTCCTAGATGATTACGACTGCGATGCGGGTAGCGACGGCAGCAGAGGCAGAAAGGTCAAGAGCTTCATCTGCGACTGCGATTGGGTTAGTTGTGCCTTTTTGAAGAGTTCCGTCGCCGGCGCTTTCAAGTAGATCACCTTTAACGGCAGTGTGAGTCACCTCAAGCCAAGCGTAGATTTTCATCCCAGCAGTACAAGACATAGCCAAGACGGTATCTGCGGCGGAGTAATCATCAGCGAGATTCTTCCCCTCTAGTTCGTTAACGAGAGCGAAGAGCCTCTCTCCGGCACCTGTTGCCGTCGCGTGTTTAATGAAGCCAGTTGCGGTTCGTTTGATAAGGTGTCCAGGGGTGATTGCGGCATCTGCAATCGCCTCATACATAACCCCGTTCTTTTCACCTTTCAAGATGACGTCAGTGAAAGCCATGATTTTCTCCTAGTGGAGTTCGTTGTTAGTTTTGTTGTTTCGAGAAGTCGAGTGGAGGCGGTTCATCCGCTACTTGCGCTTCCGCAACGTCACGGTTGAAGTAAGAACCAGGAGCACCGGAATAGTTCGGAGGAACGATCATTGCGGCCAGGTTATCCAGCATCTTCATGTCCATCCCTTTGAGTTCTTCCTCAGAGAACTTGCATTGCTCTGATTGGTTAAGGGCGGAAATGAAGGAGTCTTTCTTGGCTTTATGTTCCTCTAGGCCAATCCGGACGGTCTCTTGGAATTCCTTAGGAGCACCAGCCATGAAGGAGTCGAAGGACATTGGTTTCGTTTCCTTTTCAAGATCCTTCTCATTAGCCGAGAGACTCTTATGATCTTCCTCTTTCTCTTCTTCTTTCTTCGCAGCAAGAGCTTTGGCCTCAGCAACTTCCTTGTCCTCTTTCACTTTCGCTGCCTTCAAGACTTCTGCTATCTCTTCTTCGGATTCGCCGACTGAATGCAACGTGAGGATGGATTGAAGTTGTTCGTCTTTAAGTCCTTCCAGCCATTCCTTCTGATCCTTTCCAAAAGCAGGCTTATCGCCGCTCATAAGAGCTTCGATTGCCACTTTCTTTTCGATCTCTTTTCCTTTCTTGTTCTTAAACATGTTCCATACCTCGTTGAAGATTTTCTTGATAGTTGATTCCTTTTCTTCTTCATCTCCTCCCAAGTTCGTTTGTTTGGTATTTAGTCTGGGCGCTCCTGCTCCGGTTTCCCAGGAAAATGCTCCCTTAGACCCTTCGGAGAGCAGCGCAAGATGATCGGGTTCAATGTGAGAAATGACTCGTTCAAAATCCTTCCCCTCAAAGGAGCCTTCAAGGAAGAAAGAACGAGCCATGAAGCCAGTTGAGACTTCTACTTCTTCACCGGCCTCAAGACGCTTGATGGCTTTGGAGAATTTCCCACCGAGACGTTTGACTTTTTCTTCATCTATCCAGGCTTCAAGAAAGAGCTTCGTTCCTCTCTTCTTTCCAGCCGCATTGAAGATATTTCCGATTACTTCTTGGTCGTGAACTTCTGGGCTATTCGCGGAGATAAGAAAACCTTCCTTACTTGGATGATCCACGACTATAGCCCGGCCGTTCCAACTTTCCAGAGTCTCCATCATTGCATTGGCTGTCATTAGTTCAGGAAAGGGTATGTTGCCCGCCTGAAAGACGCCTTCGACGAGGGCTATTACTGGGATGACTATATGAGATTTCTCGTTGAGGGTTTCTCGACGGATGGCATTGGTATCTGCGAGGGCCTTTAAAGAGAACATTCCCTCTTTGATGTTTTCTTGTTTCTTTTCCTTCGAGAAATCTACCCCGGAAGTTACTACTACTTTCCCCTCGTTAGGATCAGTAGTAGCAACTTCAGTAAGTCCATAGAGTTTTTTAATAAAACGTGGCATCTTGATTCTCCTATGTGGAGTCTATGAGAGTTGACCGGAATTCTTCTATCGTCATGACTGGCTCTTTCTTTGCTTCCACCATCGCCTTTACGTGACGTGCGAAGTTGACAAGAGCAAGGGATTTCTTCTGGGCGATATCTGCTTCTTCGATTCGAGTGAGAGCGGTCAGAAGCGGCCATTCTATTCTGTAATCGTCAATGTTTGGTATGACGCCGTAGGAGATGAGCATTGATATGAAAGGCCGAACCATAACTGGCTCAGCAAAGATATTTTGTCTATTTGATATAACTGAATCCCAAGATGCTCTATCTTGAGAAGATGCAAGTTGGCCTCGTTCTGCCCCCATAAGAATACGTTGAGGGATTGCTTTCGCACCGGCGATAAGGGAGATGATTGGATTAAAAGGTCCACGCGGATCAGCAGTTTCGGCCCTTAGAGCCTTCGCGGTTACGCCCCTAGTTTGAATGAAGCGCTTCAGGCCGTGAACCCAATCGGAGATGTTTTCCTCAAACGTCTCTTCTTCCGCAGGAGTCAGGGAGGCGTCTTTGTCAAGGTCAAACTGCATTCCGCGGTCAGCTACTCTCCAGAAGAACTCAGCAGAGCCGCCGACTACTTTTGCTAGATCGTCGAAGAGATTGTAGACGCTTTCTAGTCGAGGACGTCCGTAGATGCCGTTCTCAAGAAGTCCTTCCGCGACATGAAGAACGCGTGTGTAGTGGACTATTTGACGTGGGATTACTAAGTCTGCCGTCGCAGTTGAGACGAAGTTGGAAGATGGATCTATTTCATACTCAACAGGAAGACCAAAACGAGGTGAAGAAGGAGACTTATCAATGGTGTTTATTCTTGCATTGTTTTCAGCATAGGGAGTTAGATAGATGATGTCGTCTATACTTCTAATAGAACCAGGAAGAACTGGTTCGTTAAGTTTTTTGCTATCATTGACACCGACAACAAGAATCCCATACTGACCAATACCGGAAATTCGGTCAACACGTTCAAGAGAAGCACGGAGATTTACTTTCTTATCAAGTTGCCGAAGAAGTCTTTGAAGTTTCTTGTCTAGCGCTTTTCTCGGCTCCCCGTTGTTATCAAGAGGGATTATTCTCGGCAGGTCTTTCCAAGTTGCTTGAGCAGGAGCAGAGACTATTCTAGCAGCAATATGATCTCTGTCGTAGCGGTCTCGGTAGTCTTTGAATTCTAGGGTTTTCTTATAGCCGAGAACATCGTAGACATCCCGCGTTCCGCCGTAGGTCTCGCCGAGAGACTTACCAAGGGCAAGTCGGTTGGTGAGGGTAGACAGGAAGACTTTATCTGCATCAGTTAATGCTCTTTGTTCAACCATTCTAAGCCTGTAGTTGGATAGTAGAAGAGCGTCTTACCTTAGAACCGCTTCCCCATATAGCGCCGCCTTTACGGCTCTTCACCATCAAGTGATGGAATAGCCAAACGTATGCATCAAGACGGTTTGGGCTAGTTCCACTACCATCGTAGGAGGTAAGTTCATCTTCGAGTTCTGGAAAGGAACCGACTAGATGGATTAGTCCTTGTTCATCAAGAGCGGATACAGGTTCCGCGCGGGGTAGTTTCCCTTTGGAAGCGTAGACGATTTTCACTGGAACTGATGAATCGACAGAGTGAAGAAGGTCAGTTATGATTTCACCGCCATTATTACCTTCCGCGATTACGAAGTCCGCATCCCATGCGTTGTAGGCTTGGATTACTACTCTAGCCCATTCAGCTGGGGCACCTTTGATTGTTTTGTCAGAGAGAAGATAGCCCTGTTCGTCATGACCGATTCCGCCGACTACGATTCCGCAAGAAGCCGGTTCATTGTAGTTTTGCTTCTTCTGAGTAGGACGAGAGATAGATGGATCAACGGAGACTACTACTCGGCGGAGAAGGTTTGGTCGTTTTGGGTAGTCTTTCCCTTCAACAGATCGGCGATTCTTCTCAAGAGTTTCCGTGTTCCAAAGTGCGGCTGGAACATCCCAGAGGATTTCGCCTAGAAGTTCTTGCCGTGCAAGTCGGGTTCCTTCGTAGGGTTTGATTACGGAAGTCTTGAATGTCTCAGAGAGATTAGCGAAGTTGTCATAGGTAGAGCCGCGAGTAACGAAGACGTCCTTTCCCTCTCGGGCTACGAGGTCTTTTATGAGCTGAATAGGTCGGGGTGTGGTAGTTGCCATCACGCGGCTTCTTCCTGCACGGAGCCCAAACATTAGATTCGACCAAGTGGCATCGGGGTAGGGATACGCGGCAAGTTCGTCTACTAAGGCAAGATCATGAGTAGGGCCGCGTAGTTGATCTGGGTCTTCGGCGGAATAGATGGTTGCAATGGCGCCGTTTGGCCAAGTGATTCTCCGCTTCGTTACTTCGTATTTCGGCATCTGGTGTTTCGGATGGATGGCAAGAATACCTGCTTCGCCTTCTATGAGAACGTCTCGACCGTCCCCGGCTGTTTGAGCAATAAGGGCGATTCGACCTGCGTGTTTGCGAGGATCTAAGGACATTACGTTCTCTCGCACCCACTCTGTTCCTGCCCTCGTTTTCCCGAAACCACGGCCTGAAAGAACAAGCCAGATAGCCCACTTTCCAGGAGGCTCAAGTTGTGTCTCCCGTGCCCAAGATGGCCAGTCGAAAAGAAGCGCCTCCGCTTCTTCTTCTGTCATCCCCTGAACAAGACGGGTGAATTCCTCATCTCCGAGAAGTTCGCGAAGACGGGGAATTTTTATCTTTCTGAGACTGGCTTCGTCCAGATTGAGGCTACTTGACTTCGACATATTCAGCCTCGATGATTTTGTCTATGTCAACACCGCTTCTTGTTAGAAGTTTCGTCTTAGCCATTTTCTCTGTAGTTACGACTTCGATAGGAGAAACGCCGTCAGCGCCGGTTACACGGTGGAGAACTTCGGATTTAGGAACTGCCGTTGCTCGGGTTAGAATGAACTTTGTCATGTCTAGTTTGATGTCAGAAACAGGGGAGTCCAAGAAACCTCTTGCATTTTCTATTGCTTTCTGATTAAGTTGATTAACGTCATCTGCTACTGATTCCTGGAAGCGAGCCATCATTTCTCTGGCACCAGGGAGAGTAAGAATGTATTGAATAGCGAAAGGAGACAGGCCGTACTTTGCACCGAGTTCTTTCCTGGACTCGTTATTGACTATGAAGTCTCGGACTATCTTGATGTGTTTCGGCCTAAGTCCCATTCCAGCTTCTATCTGCATATTCCGCATAAGGGAGTCGAGATTCGGTGGGCGGATAGGGACGAGACTGCGACTTCTTCCACGGCCATTCCTTCTTGCTTTCGAGAAATTGTCTATGTTGTTTCCATTCTTCTTTGCCCTCTCTGTTAGACAGAAGGACATGTAAGACTTCACGATAGAAGAAGAAAGGACTTTCTTATAAACGGTGTAGCTCTCAGAACTGACTGTTCTCTTGTCTTGAGTAGACATGTAGTCTTCGATGTTGCTAGTCGCAGCTAGGACATCGTCGGACAAGTCGTCGTTTAGGAGTCGGATAACTCGTTCTGAGGGCATGTTAGTTTTTTCGTCTTCTTTTATACATATGAAAAATGGATAGGCTTTCGTATATCCTAGCAGATTGAACGAGAGAAAGCAAGTGAAAAAGAGAATGGTAAATAGAGTGGAGAGAGTGATATTATTGGTGTTTTCAGTAGGGAAGCGGTGGATCTATTTGACTTCTCTCCCTAAATATGGTATAATGGCATAAGAGAGAAGGTGTGCTTACATTAGGAAAGGAGAAACTATGACAACGAGAAGAATAGATGAACTGATGTTAGAAATGGAAGCTCTTGATTTGAAGGTAGATGATCTTGACCCGAAGCATAAAGGAGTCAAGAAGGTGATGGTAGAGAGGTTGCGGGAGTTTTATCTGGAAGAGAACTATGGAGGGAATATCCCAGAGACATTGAAGCAGGTGTTGGAGTTTGATAGTCCAATGCTTTGTTTTAGATTTAAGGATTTGAAAGAAAGTGAGCAGGAAGATGTTCTCGGTGGGGAAGATTGGATTGCGGAGGAGAAGTTTAATGGAGTTCGATGTTTGGTTAGTTACCATGAACATGAGGGGTTTAGATTCTTTTCGCGGCACCTGTCAGTGCAGGATTACTTCCCAGTTAATCTAACTCATGCAGTTCCGATTCTTTTCGATAACGATGAAGGAGATTCCGAATATCATTTCGGACATAATGTTAGAATAGACATGCAGAGCTTCGTCATAGACGCCGAGTTGGTTTGTTCTGTTCAGCACTTGAAAGTTGGAAAAGAAGTCAGTACAAGTTCTCTCTCAGCAATGGTTGCGCTGTGTAACGCTGATACGAATTTGACTAAAGAGATTTTTAAACAGGAATGGAAGAAGAAGCAAGAGGCGTTGGTGGAGATAAATGTGTTTGATCTCTTGATGCTGAATGGAAAGGACTGGACAGAAGAGGTTTATTTGAGAAGGAAGAAAGAAATAAAGGATAGTTTGGAAGGTCATATTACTATTAGTTCCTCCTTTCGTATAATTCCCATTGTAAGAAACAACCGACTTCAGTTCTATCAAAACCTATTAAAAGAAAAGAAAGAAGGAGTTGTTCTGAAGAACATCTACGCGCCGTATTATGCAGATACAGGAAGGAAGAGGTTGGGGT